GCGTCTTGGTGGCATCCGGCTCGCGCTCGATCTTGTACTGCGATGGCACCGATGTGGTCAACGCCGACACGGGCGGTCTGGCCGTTCCGATTCAGGTGTCCAACGGCGGTACCGGCGCAACGACGGCCGGCTCGGCTCGAATCAACCTGGGCGCAACGGCTGTGGGCGATGCGGTGTTCACCGCTGCCGATGGTCCTGCGGCCTACGCAGCACTTGGCATCGCGCCCTCTGGCGTTGTGGTGGGCGGGACGTTCTAATGCCAACCCAAATCCTGCGCTCCCAGCCGGGCATTAAACGCGACGGCACCAAGTTCGAAGGCGACTTCTACGTCGACGGACAGTGGGTGCGTTTCCAGCGTGGCCTGCCGCGCAAGATTGGCGGCTACCGCTCGATCTCCAAGTACCTGACCGAGATTTCGCGAGGCTTCATGAGCTTCACGCAGCAACTGTTGCAGTATTGCCACAGCGGCGGTCCAAGCACGCTGGAGCGCTTCACGATCGACGCCAGCAAGAACGCCAGCCTGATTTCCAACCGTACCCCGGTGGCTGTGGCTGCCACCGGCACGGTGACGCTCACAGGCGGCGCTGCGGGCTCTGTGGACGGCATCACAATCAACGGCGTGCAGATCATGTCGGGCGCGGTGGCGTTTACGACCGACCTGGCGACCACAGCGACGGCCGTGGCCACCAACATCAATCTGCACACATCGACGCCCAACTACAGCGCGGCGGCTGTTGGCACGCTGATCACCATCACGGCGGTGACCGCAGGCGTGGCCACCAACGGCTATGTGGTCGTTGCATCGGCCACCACCATCACGGTCACCGACACGGACATGGTGGGCGGCTCGGACGCACTGACAGCCTCAGATGCAAACCGCTGGATGTTTCAGGCGGTCTACGACTCCTCGACCTCTTACAACGCGCTGCTCGCGCACGTCTCGCCCAACGGCCGCTGCTTGTGCAACGATGTGGGCGGGCAGATTTTCTACGGCGACCTGCTGGGCACCGCACCGCTGAAAAGCGTGCAGCTTCCCGCTGGTGCCAACGCCACGGGCGGCATCGTGGCCCTGCACCCCTACCTGTTTTACTACGGCACTGCTGGCATCATCGGCTGGTCCGTGGCCGGCGAGCCCACCGACCTGACCGGCTCCGGCTCTGGCATCGCCCGGGTGTGGAGCCAGAAGATCGTCAAGGGCATGCCCTTGCGCGCAGGCTCAGGCTCGGCCCCTGCTGGAATCTTCTGGGCCTATGACGCAGTGATTCGCGCCACCTTCACCGGCGGCTCCACGGTGTTTCAGTTCGACACGATCGCCACCGACACCTCCATCATGTCGGCAGACTCCGTGGTCGATTACGACGGCGTGTTTTTCTGGGCAGGCGTGGACCGCTTTTTCATGTTCAACGGCGTGGTGCGCGATGTGCCCAACCAGATGAACATCAACTATTTTCTCGAAGGCCTTAACCCCCAGCAGCACAGCAAGGTGTTTGCCTGGAAGGTGCCGCGCTTCGGCGAAATCTGGTGGGCCTACCCCAAGGGTGACGCCACCGAATGCACGCACGCCGTGATCTACAACGTGCGCGAGAACACTTGGTACGACACCGCACTGCCTGCCTCTGGTCGCTCGGCTGGCGGCTACAACAACGCCTTCATGGCCCCCATCCTGGTGGATGCCGTGCCCACAGCCAGCGGATACCGCACTTGGGTCCATGAGCAAGGCGTCGATGAGATCGATGGCACCCTGGCCGCTCCCATCCAGTCCTACTTCGAGACGGCGGACTTGTCGTCCATCGTCCAGGGCCAAGACGGCTATTTGCGCATCACCACCATCGAGCCTGACTTCGTGCAAAAGGGCCCAATGACCGTGCAAATCACCGGCCGGGCCAACGCACGAGCTCCCGAGGTGACAAGCTCGATCTTCACCTTCCCCGAGCAGGCCGACCAGCCTTTCGAGCAGATCGTCATGCTCAAAGAGCAGCGCCGCGAGTTGCGTGCGCGCTTTGAGTCCAACGCGCTGTACGGCGACTACCAGATGGGCCAAATCATTGCGCACATTGAGTCTGGCGACAGGACGGTGCTGGGATGATCATCACCCTACCCACCGGAATGGAGCTGATGGACTGGTCGTCGCAGGTCATCATCGACCTCGATGCCTACGGCTCCTTTGGCCGGCTGGACGACCCCAATCGCTGGCAAGATTGGGGCATGCAGTTTTTGAACAACACAACGATCGGCCGTAACTTGCCGATTCCTTACGGATTTACCGACTGGAGAGAATGGGCCGAGAGGCTTGTTGGAGCACTATCATGAACCAAGAAATTTTAGGCTTGATCCAAAACAACCCTGAAGCCATGCAGGCTGTCGGGGAGGCTGTTCAGGAAATCCTGAACGACCAAGACGTCTCTCCAGAGGCTGTCGACCAACTGACGCAAGTCATCGAAAGCACGCTGCAAAATCCGGCGTCCTACGAGCAGACGCGCATGGCGATGATTCAGTCAAACCTGATCGACGCCGAGGACTTGCCCGAGCAGTTTGACGAGATGATTTTGACCGTCTTGCTGATCGCTTTGAAGGTCGTGCAGGGTCAGATGCAGTCGGGCGACGTGCCGAAGTTTGCACGCGGCGGCCTGAACTCGATCGCACGCATGGGCCGCTATGGCGACACCATGCTGGCGCACATCACGCCAGAAGAGGCCCGCCTGCTTCGCGCTCGCGGCGGCTCCGGCACCATCAACCCCATGACTGGCCTGCCCGAGTTTTGGAGCTTGAAAAAAGCTCTGAAAAAGGTGTTTAAGGCCGTTGCGCCAGTCCTGCCGATTGTCTTATCGTTTGTGGCTCCAGGCCTCGGTACCGCAATTGGTAGCGCCCTGGGTGCCACGGGCACTGCGGCCAGCATGCTGGGCAGCGCAGCGATTGGCGGCCTGTCATCGGCTGCGGCTGGTGGCAACGCGCTTAAGGGCGCAATCGGTGGCGCTCTGGGCGCTGGCGCTGGCAGTGCTCTGGGCAGCGCGATCGGCGACGCTACGGGTATGACGCTGAGCAACACAGCGCAAAACGTGCTCGGCAGCTCCTTGATCGGCGGCGCACAGAGCGCGGCCAGCGGTGGTGATTTCCTGACCGGCGCAGTGCAGGGCGGCGTCGGCGGCTATGCGGGCAGCACGCTTGGTGGTGCTGCAAGTGGCATCGAGGGCAAGCTCGGCGCTGGTTTGCAGACCGCAGGCCAGCAGTTTGGCAACGCGCTGACCATGGGCGCTGACCCCAAACAGGCGCTCACGCAAGGCGCACTGTCGGGCTTGGCCGCTGCTTATGCTGCGCCATCGGCACCAGCCCCCAAGTCAATCTACGACATCACGCCTGCCGAGACTGGCGGCTTGGGCTTGAAGCCTCCATCCGACCTGGTGATCGAGGGCTTGAAGGTGCCAACGCTGAACACATCCAGCGTGCCAGAGATGGGCCTGAGCACAAATTACAGCCTGACCGGCGGCAGCACTCCAACCTTCACGGGCCCTGACAGCTTCTCGCCTGATTACTCGCTGGCTGGCCCCGCAACAGTGGATACGGCATCGGCTGAGCCCTACACCGGCACAGGCATCAAAGCCTCGCCACTCAACACGATTGCGGCGCAAACAGAGGCCGCGATGCCTTTGGCAACCAAGCCCGCCGCTGGCGCTGGCAACAAGATGGGCACAAGCGGCCTGGGCACTGCGGCCAGCATGTTGCCGCTGCTCTCGCTGTTTGGCTCGGCCAACACGCCAGAGGAAGTGCAGCAGGTCGTGGCCGGCATGACGCCCGAGCAGCAGGAGTACTTCAACCGCCCGATGCGCACCTGGAATTGGGACACGCTCAGCGCTGCGGCCAAGATGCAGGGCCTGCCTGTTGGCAGCTACATCGCCCGCAACTGGGACAAGGTCGGCGGCGGTATGTACGACAACCCAGAAGAGCCCACTCAGAAGCTGGCCCGTGGCGGCGCTTTGACCCGTCTGGCCCGTGGCGGCGGATCTGGCCGCGATGACACCATCGACGCGCGCCTCTCGGACGGCGAGTACGTGATGGACGCCGAGACTGTGGCCCTTCTGGGCGACGGCTCCACAGACGCCGGGGCTCGCCAGCTGGACCGGATGCGGGCTAAAATCCGTGAACACAAAGGCAAATCGATGGCCCGGGGCAAGTTCAGCGCGAACGCCAAATCGCCGTTGGCATATCTGAAAGGCGCTTAATATGGCCAGCTTGTTTCAGGGTGACCCCCAAAAAGCTACCTCCTACGTCACCAGCACGACGGAAACTCCGAAGTGGCTGCAGGACGCGATTTACAACCAAATCTACCAGTCGACCAACGTCGCCAACACGCCGTTCACGCCCTACAAGGGGACGCTGGTAGCCGGTGCAACGCCTCAGCAGCAGCAGGCCTACGACGCCGTCTCAGCCAATCAAGGTTTGTGGAAAGCGCCGTTTGAGGCAGCGCAGACCGGTCTTGAAAAGCTGAGCGCCGCGCCTGGTGCCATGACGGCCGCAGCCCCATACCTGCAACAAGCCACCGGCATGAGCCCACTGCAGGCAGCGCAGCCCCTGATTTCTCAGGCCACAGGCACAAGCGGCGTTGGTGCGGCTCAGCCGTACCTGACGCAGCAAGCGGCCGCTTTGGCCGGCGTTGACACAGGTACCGGCGCACGCACGCTCTCGCCGTATGTGCAGGCCAGCCTGGAGGGCTCAGGCCTGACAGCCGCCGCCCCGTACATGCAAGAGGCGGCCAAGACCAGCGCGCAGGACATTGGGCAGTTCTTCAACCCCTACACCGAGTCGGTGACCAGCCAGATCGCCAAGCTGGGCGCTCGAAACCTGTCGGAAAACTTACTCCCCGGCGTCTCGGACGCCTTCATCCGTGCGGGCCAGTTTGGAGGCACACGCATGGGCGAGTTTGGCAGCCGGGCCCTGCGCGACACGCAGGAATCCATCCTGAACCAGCAGTCGCAGGCGTTGCAGGCTGGCTACGGCCAAGCGGTGTCCGCCGCTCAGCAAGAAGCCGCCCGCCAGGCTCAGCTGGCATCGACCGCTGGCGGCCTTGGTACCGCCCAGCAGCAGGCGATTTTGTCTGGTGGCCAGGCGCTCACATCTGCCCAGCAGCAAGCGGCGCAGCAAGAGATTGCACGCGCTCAGGCCTTGGGTGGCGTCGGCACGCAGCTTGGCGGCCTAACCCAGCAGCAGCAGTCCGCACTCCTGAGCGCGGCCCAGCAAACAGGCGCGCTCACCGGCCAGCAGCAGCAGTTGCTTGCGTCCGTGGGGGCGCAGACCGGCCAGCTTACCGGGGCCGATTTGCAGCGCCAGCAGTCCGTGCTCCAGCAGATGGCCGCTCAGGCCCAGCAAGGCCAGCAGATGCGCACGCAAGACGTCGCTGCCCTGGAGGCCGCTGGCATGTCTCAGCAGCAGATTGCCCAGCGCCAGGCCGATGCGGCATACCAGCAGTACATGCTCGAGCAGCAATACCCCAAGTCGCAGCTCGACTGGTTGTCCACTCAAGTGCGCGGCATGGCTCCCAACGTGCAGGCCGCGACCAGACAAAGCGGCACAAGCACGGGCGCAACTTACTCGGCATCGCCGCTGCAGCAGCTGGCGACCGGCTTGTCCGCATCTGCCGGCCTGAGCAAGCTGCTCGGCGGTTAATTTTTGGAGGCTCACATGCCATCGATCTACGACCTGGCCTCGAACTACGAACTTGGCGAAACGGGCACAGCGCCCGGCGTCCGCCTGCCCGTGGCCGAGGCCCCCATCGTTGCAGCACCGGCTGCTGCGCCTGTTGCCGCACCTGTTTCCGCTGTTGCGCCCGTGGCGATTCCTGGCGTCGAGGCTGGCGGTGACGGCCGCAATCAGCAACTCCTGTCGCTGCTGGGTCGGTACTTTCCCCAGGGTGATGAGTACGGCGCCGAGCTCAAGGCCGCACGCGCCACGATGACCAAGGAGTCTGAGGCTTTCAACCAGCTGCTTCAGGACGCGATCAAACAGCCCCAGGAAACCGGCCCGAGCAAGGCCGAGATGTACTTCCGTTTGGCCGCAGCCTTCGGCGCCCCGACCAAGACCGGCAACTTCATGGAATCGCTCGGCAAGGCCGGCGAGGCCGCTGCCACCATGAACAAAGAGCAGCGCGAGGCCGCCCAAGCGGAGCGCGCACGCCGTCTGTCGCTGGGCCTGGAGGCTCAAAAGCTGCGCATGACCGGTGCCAAGGAAGACCTTACAACCCTGCGCCAGTTGGCCGCCGAGGGCATGAAGGACAAGCGCACGATTGCCACCGAGCTGATCAAGGACTACGTGAAGTCCGGCCAGCCCGAGTCCAGCGCCGGCAAGCAGGCCAAGGACGAGGGCCTGGTGCCTGGCACACCCGAGTTCCAAAAGCGCGTCGGCCAGATTGCCGAGATGAACGTCGAAAAGCAGATGGCGCAGATCAACACGGCGCTGGCCAACATGGGCACCGCCCAGGCCAATATGGCGCTGCAGCAGCAGAAGTTCGACTTCCAGCAGACCCAGGCCACCAAGCTGACCGCGCCCGAGGTGAAGCTCAAGACCGAAACCGAGGACTCGCTGTCCAGCGTCAAGGGTGCCATGCAGGACATGAAGCGCGCCTTCGATCTCAACAAGAACAGCATGGGCGGCTCTTTGGTCGACAAAGCCTCCCGCCTTGCCTTGGAGGCCGCCGGATCCAAGGACCCAACGCTGCTCAACACGCAGGAGCTGGAAAACATCCTCAAGGGCTCGATGATCAGCTCCGCCGCCGAGAAGATGAAGGGCGTCCTATCCGATTCGGACATCAAGTTGTTGGCCGAGGTGTCTGGTGCCAAGGCCAAGAACCAGGAAGAGCGTCGCCGCATCTTGGTCAACGCCTACGGTGCTTTGCAGCGCGGTATGGCCAAGCAGCAAAAGCGCCTCAACGAGATCAACCAGGGTCTGTACCGTGAAACCGCACCCGCCGGAGGGCTTGAATAATGGCCGACAACGCAGTCAACCTTACACGGGCCGTCTTGGGCCAAGGCATGGGCATGGGCTGGGGCGACGAGGCCGAGGCCTGGCTGCGCTCCAAGCTCGGCGATCAGCCCTATGAGCAGGCCTTGGGCCAGATTCGCCAGGAGTACGCCCGGTATGCTCGGGAAAACCCTGGGACAGCCATGGCGGCTGAGTTTGCCGGCGGCATGGCCCCGGCGGTCGGCATGATGTTTGTGCCCGGCGGTCAAGGCGCGGCGGTGACTCAAGCCCAACGCAGCACGGCGGGCGCTCTGGCGCGTCTGGCGGCCCTTGGCGGGACCACAGGCGCTGTCTCTGGCGCTGGCACGGCCGAAGAGGGCGGGCGCGTTGGCGGGGCCGTCACGGGCGGCACGCTGGGCACGATCATTGGCGGCGGCGCTCCGGTGGTCCTGCGCGGTGCCAAGGGCGCGGGCCAGTGGCTGCGCGAGCGCTTGGCTCCCACGGAGTCGGTGATTGCCAGCCGCGCTGGCGAGAAGATGACCAAGGCGATGCGCGAGTCCAACCTCACGCCCCAGCAAATCGAGCAGATGGTTGCCCGTGATCGCGCCATGGGCGTGCCAAGCACTGTGGCCAACGTGGATGCGGCCATGGCCGATCTGGCCGAGGCCGTGGCCCAGCGCACCGGCAAGGGCACGCGCAAGGTTGAAAAAACCCTCACGGAGCAGAAAACCGGTGCCCGCGAGCGCACATACCAGCAGGTCCAAAAAGGCCTGCAGCCTGGCGACTTCTACGCCGACGAGGCCAAGCTCGTGCAAGACCTGCGCAGCAAGGCTAAGGACGTTTACGGGCAGGCTTATGCCTGGGGCGATGTGGACGACCCGCGCATCGTTGAGGCCCTGAAGAATCCGCAGTTCCAGGCGTTTTTCCAGAAGGCTCGCAGCATCGCCGATACCGAGGCCATGGCGGCCAAGCTGCGCGGCGAGGACCCCAGCCGTTTTGCGCTGCCTGAGATTTACAAGCCCACCGGCAAGTTCACCGAGACCGGCGCAGAGATTCTGGAGCTGACCAAGCTGCCAGACGTCCGCACGCTGGACTACATCAAGCGCGGCATCGATGCGACCATCGAGTCCGGCTTCAAGGGCCAGGGCATGTCCACGGCAGAGGCAAGCGCCCTGCGCGACCTGCGCAAGGTGTTTGTGAACGCCATCGACGAGAACGTCCCGATTTACCGCGACGCCCGCAAAGCCTACGCTGGCGACATGGAGGTGCTGGACGCGATGCGCACCGGCATGACCGACTTCAAGAAGCTCGACCACGAGCAGGTGATCAAGATGGTCGCCGACATGAGCGACGCTGAAAAGACCGCCTTCCGCACCGGTGTGGCCCGCAACTTGTACGGCCAGATCATGGACTCGGCGCAAAACCGCAACGCGGCGAGCAACATCATCAACTCGCCCGAAACGGCCGCCAAGCTGCAACCTCTGTTTGACGACCCGGCCCACTTCCGCTTGTTCAAAGCCGCCATGGAGCGCGAGGCCCAGCTCTTCCAGCAGTCCAGCAAAATCTTGGGCGGCTCTCAGACGGCCAAACGTGGCGCGATGCGCGAGGCGCTGGAAGAGGGCAGCGACATTGGCCAGACGATTGGCCAGGCCGTGACAGGCAGCCCAATGAACGCGCTGACGGGCCTTGTTGCTCGCTTGGCCAACAGTGCCACGATCACACCCGCTGTGGCCGACAAAATGGCCGACATGCTGATGGCCAAGAACCCGGCCGATGTGGCCGCCGTGGTGAAGTTCCTCGACGACTACGCCGCCGGCCAAGTGCCCAAGGCTGTGCGTGCCACGGCTGGTGAGGCTGGTACCGTGATGGGCACCACCACCTCGATCTGGAATCCGCCTGCGGTGCAGGGCGAGCCCACCGGCACGATTGAGGGTGAAATTACATCCGTGCCTGAGCCCAGCGACGAGCTGGAGCAGGAGTGGCTCAAGACGCAAAAGCGATCAGACGGCACGCTGCCTGATCGCTTGGAAGGATTGCAGTTGTCTCCCTCACCTCAGAAATGAGGTTTAACCCCGCCCTCACCCGGCGGGGTTTTTTATTGGTCGAACGCCACGCGGTTGCGTGTGTCCAGGATGATGCGCAAGTGCTCAGCCGCTGCCGTCTGGCCGTCCAGCTCGGCGCGTTTGATGGCGTCTTGAAGCTCCTGCACTGAGCGCGTCCAGTGCAGGCCAGGGCCCAAGATGGCGTGGATGTAGGTCCAGGGGCTCATGGCTTGGCTGGCGGCTCAGCGTAAAGGTAACGCACCTCATAGCGCGCCCACTCCTGCGGATTTTCAAGCACCATGCGAACGTGCTCAACAGAGCAGGACGACCAATCGACGCATTCGAATCGGCACTGGCCAGCGACAGGTGTTAAGTCCCGCTTAATACCTGTTTTCAACTCTTCGACCTGTTTTGCCATGCACTCGTTCTCACGCTCCAGCCGATCATTGCGAGCCCGCAGCAGCCGGTTCTCGCGGTCCAGCTCAGCGACCAGCATGTCGAGGTTTTGTTCGTCGGGTGTCATGCTTTCTCTCCCCACATCAGTTTGCGCCAGACGCGGTAAATGGTTGTGCCGCGCCACCAGATGCCCGTCAGTGCGGGAACGTTGACCTGGGTGACGTGACCGCCTTGGTCGATGGTTACCAACGGCTCAAACTTCGGCCCACGCACCTCCAGCTTCATCGCTGGCGCTGTGGTGCCAATCGCAAAATTTCCCGTGGTGGTTAAACGCATCGCGCTTGGCCCACGACCAAAAGCGGCGTCCAGACTGTTCAGGCGATCAGCGCACAACTGCGCCCACTCGCGGGTGGTGAAGAAGTACCCGTCTGCCTGGCCAATAAACAGCGATCCGTCCGCGCCAAGGCGCATGCGCTCATTGGTGTGGTAGTAGACCTCGAAGCGGCCGTCGTCTTCTTCGACGCGCCAGCCTTCAGGTGTCCATGTGTATGGGTCGTTTGGGGTTGACCAGACGATGGTGTTGCCATCAAGGCGGCCGGGCTGGTACCAGATATGGTCGTTCATAGCTTCATCACCGTCACATCGTGCGGCTGCTTTTTCCCAGCCAATATTTCATGGATGCGCCGCTCAGTGTCGCGGTGCGCCTTGATCATGGTGCGCGCTGGCAGCGCTTCGAGCAGGTCGCTGTAATCGGCCAGCACGCCACGCACGGCCTGGATGCCTGCGCCGTCCAAGCGAATGTTTCCGCCGTCTTTGTGGCGCTTGCCGGCCATGGCCATGGCGGTCACGGCGTCTTGCAGCAGGCCGCTGGCGTCGGTGATTTCGACCGGGTCGCCATCGCAGTCCAGCCAAGGGCCGTTGTTGACCAGCGTCTCCATGATGTTCACCGCGTCACTCACCACGCGCCAGTCATCGGTGGTGGGCTTCGGGGCCTTTTCCATGGCTTCGAGGCCGCCGTGCATGCGCGTGAGCTGGTGGCGGCGAAGCTCCTCGGGCAGCGGCTGCGTGGGGCTGGCCATCATGACGTCCAGGAGGCTGTAGCGGTACACGTAGACCGTTTTGGGGGGCTTGCGTTTTTTCATAAACCTGCGAGTTTGTTGGCGGCTCGGTGCAGCCGCGCGTTGAACCAGCGCCTGATCGCATAGCTGCGCACCAGGCTGATGACGGTAAACCAAGCGCCGATCGCCAGGTTGTCGGACAGTGGCAGGTGAATGCCAAACATCGGAAAGATCGCCAGCTGGCTGGCCAGCGCCACGCCGTAGCCAATGACCACGTTGAACACGGACTCGATCAGCGAGGCGGTGCGGGACTGGTTCATTTGAGCAACGCGAAGATCGCGTAAGCCGCGAATAAAACGCCGTTCATCCAGTGCTTGCCCAGCCATGCGGCCAAGAACACATTGGAGGTCAGCCAAAGCATCTGGGCGTCGGTCATTTCGGCTCCACCAGGTATTTCTTGACCTCTTCGTACAAGTCGTTGCGCGCGTGGTTGTCGGCCTCTTGCACGGTCCAGCCTGCATAGCGCATCTCGTTTTCGCAACGTTGCAGCAGCTCATGCATCTCGCGCAAGCAGTCCGCAGCCTTGCCATGCAACGGCCACTGCAATGTCTTCTCCAGCATCGCAGCGAGGCCCAGAGGCTTTGGCATTTTGCCAACACGCATCAGCTCTGCGGTGTCTTCTTCGCTGGCGTAGGGGTCGAAATGATCGCCAGCCTTTTGGAATGTGGTGGGAATGCTCATTTGTTTTCTCCTGTGTTTTTTGCGTCCTCGAACATCCAGTCCTCGACGTCTTGTTGGCGGTAGCGAACGTGCCCACGTGGGCCGCCGCCGAGCTTGATGAACTTTGGCCCCCGGCCTTGCATGCGCCAGTTCTCAAGGGTGCCAGGTGAAATCTTGATCAACTGGGAAACCTCCTGCGGCGTCAGCATCTGGTTTTCAAACTTCTCCATATTGCTCTCCAGGTGGGCCGCCCGAAGACGGCCCGGGGTTATCACTCAGCTGCGGGTGCGGGTGCGGGTGCGGGTGCGGGTGCGGCGGCTGCCTGCTCCTGCGCGGCCTGGACCTGCGCAGCGGCTTGCTTTTCCAGGTTGTTCAGGAACACCCAGGCGTTGGACTTCGTTGGCAGGTCGCCCAGCACGGAGCGCACAAAGTTGTACTCGTCAGGGGTCAGTTCGAATTTCAGGGTTTGCATGGTTTCTCTCACTTGGGGTTGTATGTGCCCAGCAGGACGGGCACGGTTTTTACGGTGTCGCGGACCAGGTCGGCCAGCTCGGTTGCCATTTCCTCTTCGTGCTGCTCCAGATTCTGGACACGCAGAGTGATGGTTGGTTTGTCGCCGCCGGTGCGCACGCCAAGGCGCAGCACAAACAGGCGCGAGGCTAAGCCGTGGTAGGGCACGGTCTCGAAATACACCAGCGTCGGAAGCGGCTCAGTGCTGGTCGCCTGGATGCTCTCGAAGGCGCTGCGGCTGGCCGCGTGCTGCTTCTCGGTGTTCTCCATCTTGCGCATGGACTCGATGGTGACCTTGCGAACAGCGGCGATCGCCTTGGGCACGGGGATGGTGCCCTCGTCGTTGAAGCAGGTGACCATGCTGGGCCAGTCCTCCAAGAACTCGGCGATGGTTTGTTGGCTGTGGCCCTGGCCACCAGCGACCGCCAGCATGGCCAAGAAAGCGGCCGTGCGGCGGGCTTCGAGCACAGCCAGGTTGTCGGCTTGGCCGGGTTCTTCTGGGTCGCCTAAGTTGAGCACCGCCGTGGCCGCCATCGCCTGCGCGTTGACGAACACCGAGGCACCGGATTCTGCGTGTGTGCCCACATAGTCCGAGAAAGACTGCAGCGTGTTGGTCTTCATCACGCCGATCGCGCGGCGGCGAAAGGTCTGGTGCTTCTCCAAATCGTGCAGCTTAAAGTCGCTGGGCAGCGCGGTGAAGAAGCTGGCCGCCACACTGGTGTTGGCGGCGCTGATCGCCTCTGACATTTGCAGGGCTTCGATGGCTTGTTTGTCGATCATGTGGGGCTCCAAAAATTAGACCAGCTCACCCTGCTTGCCCATCAGCGAGGGCTGAGCAAGCGAGAGAGCGCCGTACTTGCCAACGTGCAGGACGGTGGCGCGTTTTTCTTCCTCACCAGACTTGCCGTCCAGCGTGGGTTTGACAAACTTCAATGTGTGCTCGCAGCGCACCTGTCCGGTACCGGGGATCTGGGAAAAGGACAGCTTGATGTTCACCTCGCCGACCTTGTCGTGGTCGGTGCAGGCAGCGGCCACTTGGGATAGTGCAATCGAGAGCTTGCGCTCAAAGATGCCGCCGTCTAAGTCGGTGAAGAACTCGGACACGTCGGTTGCGGCTGCAACGCTGATGGGGGATGGTTTGTTGTCGCTCATGTGAGGCTCCTGGGTTTAGATTGCTCGTTAAATTGCGTCAGCGTTGTCGTTGTTGGCAACGCGCTCGATGGGCACACCGGCCTCGACATAATCGCCGACGTCAGCAGTGCTGGGGTTCTCAATCGAAAAGCGGTCCTTGACCAGGTGGCGCAGCACTTGGGCTTTGCTGCCTGCGCGGACAAGGCGGATGTTGTCCTCGTTGCCAAGCTCTTTGATGAGGTAAATGCGGTATTCCATGGTGGTTTCCTGTGGGTGGGTTTACTGTTTGGCCGGAAAGAGTTGTGCAAGCACGCTCTCGTATTGCGTCTTGCGGCGCTCAAGCAACGCGACCTTGTCCAGCTTGTCCAGCAGGCTTGGGAAGTTGATGTCTTCCTTGGCGCATTGCTCTTGAATGTCGGCTTCCAAACGAATCAACTCGTCGTCCAGCTTGGCCATTTCCAGCTCGGCCTGGCTGCGAACCTTGCGTGCGCGGATGGGTGCCAGTGCTTCTGACAGCTTCTCCTTGGACATGGCGATGATTTCGGCAAATGGTTTGAGTTTCATGGTGCTTCTCCAGTCAGTAAAAGTTTGTTGTCTGCTTTGCTGAGAAAACTCAGCGGGTCTTTGGGGTCAGCGACAGGTGTCTGACGTTGTTGATCGGCTTGGTTTCCGCCGGCGATTGCTCTGCCGTATGGGTTGTAAGCCATCTGCTGTTGCGCTTGCATCATGCGTTGCTGTTCGTGGCGCAAATTTTCCATGTGCCGGTCGTACTGTGATTTGCTGTCAAACATCATGTCGCGGTTGTGATCGTAGAACGTGCCAATTGCCATGGTTATTCCTTGTAAGGTGGGGCTACTCGCTGCGTCTGAGGCTCAGTGCCCATGGGACGTGTCCGCAGCATCCGCTTTCGCCCCAAAACTCAGATGGGGCTGTCGTGCTCTTCGGCGGGCTGGCCAGCGTCCTGGTACTCGGCTGCTGGCATGTCGATCACGCCGTCGTCATCGTGTGGCTGCTCGGCGGCCGCTGGGGCCTGTTCCGCGACCTTTTGCAGTCGGCTGGGGCGCTTGGCTGCAGATGGTTTTTCAGGCTCCTGTGCGGCCTCTGGCGCGGCCTGCTCGGGCATGAACAGCTCGTCATCCTCTTTGATCATGCCGTCAATGTCGGTCGACAGCGGCAGGCGCTTGCTGTGGCGGCGAACAACAGTCTTCTTGGCCATCTCGGCGAAGTCCGTCTGCCAGGGGCCGGAGTTGCCCGAGCGGCTGCGGGCGCGGATGGCGTTGACGTCTTCCACGCTCATCACCTCGCGGGACTTTTCGCCATCCTTCATGGTGACGATGGAGTAGACCGCGATCAGCTTGCCCCGGTTGGAGAGCGATGGCTTGTGCGTGATGTGCTCCTCATCGCCCAGGCAGAAATCAAACTGGTCGTTTTCGTAGACCGCCTGAACAGACCAAGTGCTGATCTCGCCCGAGTTGCGCACCAGCTTCATGATGCCAGCGACCATCGGCATGAACTGCGCCTGGTTTTTGAAGGTAACGATCGCACCCTCGCGGCCGTCTGGCAGCAAGCCCATCTGGCTGGCGCGCATCGCGCTGGCAAACAGCGTGCGGCGGTCAGCGTCCAGCAGCGAGGGGGTCATCTGCACTGCGGTCATCACCACGCGCACAAATCGCGCGGGGTCCACGTGCTTGGGAAGGGCGGCCGCAAACTGCGGCTGCATGGCGGTCAGCTGGTTGCGGACCTGGTCGACAACGGTAAGTTGGCTCATCTTTTCTCCTGTGCTCCGGCCAATTCAGCCAGACTTAAAACCGGTGGCCGACCGGCGGCGGTGTTGCTTGTTTCCAAACAGTTTACCATCACTTTGTGGGTTTGCGTGGGTAAACTCGCAAATTTCTGAAGCCTGCTCGGCCCCCGTAGGATGTGCCCACCATGTTCTCGGTGATCAGCGTTGGCGGCGTGTCGGCCTGCAGCGCGCAGCTCACGCTGAACTCGCTGGTGAGGACCTTCTCGGCGTCTCCGATGTGCGTGAAAATCTTGGCCTTGGCGACGTCCTTGTCCTCCTTGGCGTTGGCCTCTGCCTTGGCTGCCGCCTTGTAATCCAGCAGCAGATCGCGCAGGGTTTCATCGCCATCGGCGCTGAGAATCTTGCCCGGCTTGGCATACTGATTCAAGCGAATGATCACCTCGGCGTCGCCTGGCATCACGGGCTCGGGCTCCTGCCCCTCGTCCACCGTGCGCCAGAAGTCGGCCACCTTGGCTTTGATCGCGGCGATCACGTCCTCGTCGCGCAGGCGTTCGATCACCACGCCCCTGTTGCCAGCGATGAACGCGCCGATGAACGCCCGCTTGAAACCACTCACAGCCATCTGGTGCTGGACCTGCATTTCAATGTGCTCCGGGGCCTCGATGCTGCCGTCCTCGTGCTCAATCCAGCCGTCGCGGAAGGCCAGGTAATCCACGTTCTTGATCTCCAGGTGCACCGGCTCGCCCAGGTTGGTGATCACGAAGTCAAACGAGCTGCCCATGCGCAGGTCCGGGTCGCGCAAGTACTCCTTCATGGGCTTGACCTCCCAGCCCTGCTCCTCAGCGATGCCGTAGGCGATCGCGGCCTCCAGGCGGTTGCCCCACTTCATGCGGTCGTTGACAACGAACTCGGGCACGATGCCGGTGCGCTTGCGGTGCCAGAGGTCGAAGTGCGTGAGGTAAGGCGACATGCCAAACAGTGCCGCAGACTCGGTGCTGGTCACATCCAGTTTGCGCATGGCAAGCCAGTGCTCCTGGTTGCTGGGGACGATGATTTCAGTTGCCATTTTGTTTCTCCATGTGTTCTCCGATTTGTGCTGCCGCGCGCACGATGGCGCGGCGGGTGGCGGCGTAACGGTCGGTGCCATATTCCTCGTAAATATCTGTGTAATCCACGGTGTCTACCCGGACAAAAATTGAAAACATCACAAGAGACATGTCCAACTTCACCGCAAGCCGCAGCGCGTCGCCGTCGTCGGTGAGGGGGTTCCATTCGTCCTCAAGCCCCTCAATCCATAGGCCGCGTTGATGGGCTGCGGGAATGATCACAGCCAGCCCAGCCGCCTTCGCGGCCTTCTCCAGTAGTTCGCGGTCAGTCATTGAGGCCTCCAAACAGCGCCATCCCCGCAGCCTCTGGAAACCGCGCTCCGTGCGCTGCCACCATGTTGGCGTCGATCACCTCGTTGAAGCCGTCACATGGCGCGATGTAATAACCCTCGTCGCCGTCGTCCTGCGTGGCATGCACGATGCCAATCAGGCCCCGGCCGCTGCTGAACCAGATTACTTTGTTGATTTTCATGCTGCCTCCGCTCTGGCGATGGCGGCGCGGGCGGCTTCAACTCCGCGTTGCGACCACATAATCTCGTGCTGCACCGCAGCTTGGCGACCGTTAGTAAACCAGTCGGGCCGAGTTCTAGCGTGGTTAATTTCGGCAAAGGCTTGCAGTGCAGTTTTCAAGGCCTCCAGCAGTTCGTCGCGCTCGGCCTTGAGTGCATTGAAGTGCTCGAAGCAGTCGACGTTGGCGGCGTGCAGGCGACGCAGCTCGGTGGCGGCTTCTTTGTCCCAGCGCGTGGACAAACTCATACGCTCCAGCGTTTCAGCCAGCCTTATGGCTTCTGGTTGTGTGCTCATGCCTCACCCCCTGTCGCCTTGGCGATGGCTACGCGGGCGTCAATCATCTGCTGCGCGTGTTCAATCATCCCCTCGTCGTCTTGATCGACCAGGGACTTCACGATGGCCTGCAGCGCCTCCAGCAGCTCAGGCGCTGCGGCGATCAGGCGGGCGTTGGCTTCATCCTCATCATTTACGGTCAAAAAAACGGAAGCGATGTCTTTTTCACCCCCGCAATATTTTTCCGACTTGGCAACAACGTCGCCGTTTCCGATATAGGACCACGGTCCTTGGGTATGTGTCATTGGTTGCTCCTTTCAGCTTCCGTTTTGCGCCGGGAAATCCGGCTTTAAAAATCACAGTGGCATGTTCGCTCGCCACACAAAAACGTCAAGTCCTGTTATCAAAATTCCAGACAAAAATACAACAGCTTCAACGTAGTCGATTTTTGGTCTGCGCCAAGTCGGGATGGGTTTTGCGGGTCCGGTGTAGGGGGTGTAAATCATGCGCAGCTCTTGATGGTCATCAATACCAGCATCATGGCGATGAAGCCGCCCAGGATCCAGGCCAGCGTGTTGCCAAAGTGGTCCGGCTGGCAGGTGCATTTCAGCCCGCTGGCGTCGTAGCCCAGGCCTCGGCAGTGTGGGCACTGCTGGCGCTCCTTGCGCACCGGGCAGTCGCGGCCTTGGTTGCAGTTGCCGTATTCGTCGCAGCAGTTCATGGGCGCTCCTTCTTGGCAAAGTCCTCGCACTTGCGCTTGAATCCCCAGGTGTCCCTCTGGAAGTACACCGGCGCGTAAAAGCGCGGCTTGTGCAGCATGGCGCAGATCAGGACAGGCTTGGGCAGCGCACGCATAGTGGCGTGCTTGCACTCGTCGCAGTGCTGGGCCTTCATGGCTGGCTCCTTGCGCGGATGGCGGCGGCGCAATGCGCGGCAGATTCAGATCGCTCGGCAACCCTAGCGCAAGCCTCGCGCTCAGCCCTGCGCACCTCGTCGACCATGTGCTTTATCTGGCCGTCAATCGCCGCCAGCACCGTCCTGTCCGCCTCGTCCACAGAAAGGCTGGGGTCAACCCAGATGCCCTCGCAGGACAGCGTCATCACAGCCTTTGGCATCGGGTTCGTCATGTTGAACGAGATGTTTGGAGGCTTCATTTTGGCCTCGCGCTCGATGCGTTCGAATTCTTCGTCTTCGGGGGTCATGGGGTCTCCTTCAGTAACGTTCAAACCAGCAGGGATATTTGTTTTCATCCCAATATTCGTTTCTCACAAACCGGATGCGCGGCGCATCTGGACCGATCTGCAAGTGCCACGCGCCAAAGCGCCAGTTAATCCACAGGTTGCTCATCCATTTTTCTCCTTAAGTTTGGCTTCAACCATTTGTCCAAGAGCCACACAACTTCCTGGTGGCCAAGGTTGCGCTCCAAATGTCCTGGCTATGTCCAGAAACTCCTCGTCCGTCAGTCCCTGCCAGATGCGCTGTGTTTCTTGGTGCGTGGCCTCGATTGCGCGCTCCAGCTTTTCAACAACAGTGATGGGCGAGTCGTTTGCATTTATTCCTGCCCTGTTGATGTAGCCACTCAGCGGTTTGCGCTGTGGTGGGGTGCGAAATTCACAGTGTTTTTGACAATAAGTTTCGGTACACCATGCTCCGTGCTTGCATTGCTTGCCATCTGGACACGCCACAGGCTCCTGCTCTGGTGGCTGCGTCACAGCAATGTGGCGGCGCAGGTACGCCAGGCCCTGCGTCCCATAAGCGGCCGTGACCTCGCGCTCAATCAGGCAGGCGATGCACTCGCCTTCGCAGTCGGGGTGGTGCCATGTTGGTGGTTGCGGAAGTGGGATTGCAGGAACATACCCACCACCAGGGGCTACAAATTCATCCTGCTTTTCCGGCATCTCCATCAGCCTCTGATCTGACTTGGCCTCAAAATCAGCCATCACCTTGTGCATTGCGCGCACCGTTGCGTCCTCCATCGTTTTGCGCATGTCGCGCTTGAGTGATGCCAGCTGCTCCTGGGCGCGGTCTTCGCAGTCGTCGTCTTTCATGCTTCGTCTCCTGTTTTAAACGCCGTTATTTCTGGGTTGTAGCGCGGTACCGGAATCGCTGTCATCCGGTTCACAGCCCGGTCCACGCTGGACTGCATCTGCTTTTGCATGCCGTCGATGAAGCCTGACTCGTAGGCCAGCGCCACCAGCTCGCGGACGTCTGGCGACATGGCCACGCCTTTGAGCTTCTCGGTGAGGAACTTTTCAAACGGGGAATCTTCTGGGGTGTGCATCACGCGGTCTCCTTTACGCTGCGCCGTCCTTGCACAAACTTCAGCCAGCACTCGGCGCAAATCCAGCGCGTGGCCGTGAGAAAAATCCCGCCTTCTGGCAGGCGTTGTCGGTTGCATTCGGTGCAGTGTTTCATTGTGTGTCCCGGAGGCCTTGCAGGGCCTCGATCAGTTGTGGAATAACCCGCTCGTCCAAATGAATCACGACACCGGGCATGCGGGCAAAAATTGCCATTTTTAGCAGGCCACCCTCGCGCCACAACTCGGCGTAGGTTTTGCCGTTGTCCTGGTAGATCGTGGCCTTTGTTTCGCTGGGGGTCATTTGTCGTCCCTCACCAGCGGCTCGCCCATAAACGTTGGGGCTTGTTTCTCGTGCAGCTCATTCATGGCGGTCCGGTAGTCGCTGAGCGTTTGCATCGCCTCGTCGTACCAGGGCCCGTCGTAGCGCGCCAGGACGCATTCGAGGTCCAGCGCTAGGCGGTGGGCGAAGCGCTGGGCGACTTCGTTCATGGCCTCGCCGATCTGGTCAAACTCTGCGTTGATGTCGACATGTATTATTTTCATCACGCCGGTGCCGTTTTTAAACACATCGTCAAACATCGCTAGGTACTTTTCTTCGGGCGTCATTCTGGCGTCTCCATAAAACTCACCGGCATGCAAACGCACGCCCGGTCCTTGCTGTTGGCCACCACAACAAACGACTGGCGGTGCGGGTTGTGCGTCTGCTGCGGATGGTCCCACCAGCGCCTGCAGTTGCGGCAGTTGTCGTCGGGCTGCTGCGGGCGGCAGCGCGTGTAGTCGAAGGGCAGGGGGGTCATGCTTGGCTCCTGGCGGCGATCATGGCGTCGGCCATTTTGTATGCGCGGCATGCCGTTTCCAAAAACTCGGATTCGCGAATCCCCTGCGCCATTTCAGCCTGCATCGCCTTGGCCGCAAAGTAGTCGCGCAAGGTCATGCCAAGCTGTGGGTTGAAATCACCTGGGCGTGGAAACGCTTGTCCGCCTGTGTTTGTGTTGCTCATGCTTGCTCCTTCAGCTGCGCCGCCAGGCTCTCGCACTCGGCCACGCAAAACTCCAGCGTTTTGATGGTGGCGTGATCGCCAGACAGGCCGATAAAGTCCTTGTGAATCTTGCTGTACTCATCGCTCATCAAAGCCGGGTCCTTGGCATCATCCCAGTGCGCGCAGTCAAAACCAAACTTCCTGCCGTGGCCGTAAGTCAGGCCGCCATGCACATCCACGCGCAGCTCGTCGTAATCCTTGTCGGCGCAAGCGTGCCCCTCTGGCACCGTAACGTACCCGCAGCGGTGGCCCATCGGCTGCGCCAGCACCTCGGCCTCGTAGCCAGCCGCAGTGGTCCACTGCTTTTCGATTTTTACTTTTTCGGTCATCAGAATGGCACTCCTTCGTCTGTGGTTGGGGCGGTGGGGGCTGGCGGCACCTCGGGCTCTTGTGGCGGCGCTGCGTCGGGCGATGCGGCATCATCGCCACATTTGATCTTGTAGACCGGTTTTTGCTCGTAGCCAACGATTACGCGGCGGCACTCTGGGCCGTCGCCTCTGAGCTCTGCGTCAACGCGCAGCCAGGGCACGTTGCTGGAGCTGAATTCGCGCCAGCCCAGGTCTGCCTCGTCGTGCGTGCGGTCAAACTCTGCGCCCAGCTCTTCGGTCAAAACCTCCAAGACTGGCTCGACCTCCTTGATCGTTTTGACGTCGACCCGGATGATCACCCTGGCGTCCAGGAACACGTAGCTGACCGGGGCGAACTTCTCGATGATGCGCGTGACCTTGCCCAGGCGCTCAAACTTGGGTTTCAGGTCTTCCAGGTGCGTGATCGCGTCACGCTTGCTTTTGAGCGACAGCTCAAACTTCTCGATGATCTTCATTTCTTCTCCTTCGGTTTAAAAGCCTCATCCCAGCTCAGTGCGTCCAAGCTGGCCATGTCAGTCCATTTCAATGCGCGGGCCGTGGCCAGCGTGTAGGTGTTCTTCCAGTCGGTGCTGGCGTCGGCGTAGGTCGTCTTCGCCTTGGCAATCGCTGCGGGCTTGGACCTGGCCACCACGTTGTAGAGCCGCAGCCAAGCGCCCGTCTCGCGGTGCTGGCCAAACACGGCCCACTTGGGCGATGGCTTGGTGGGCTTGGTGTACTGCTTGCCTGTGCCCCGGCAGCGGAAACACTCGCCGCCGATCACGTTGGAAAAATGCGACATGCGGCCGGACCCGGCGCACCGGCTGCAGGCGTAGGCTGTGCGCTCGACGATGGTCATGCCTGCTTCCTTGCCTCGAAAGCCTCGTGCAGGCTGCGCGGCGTGCGCAGGGGGAGAGGCAGCACCAGGCTGGAAATCTTGCCGTCTGGCACCGGGGTGGTCAGGCGCGGCTCGCGTGCGGCCATCACCCAGCGGTCGCCAAGCAGGCGCACCGAGCGCACCCACTTGCGCATGTTGGCCCGCTGTGTGGCACGGTCGGCGTGGCCGATGTACCAAAGGTGGCGGGCAAGTTTTAGCATCGTTGTGTTCATGGTTCAGTCCTCCAGTTGCTCAGTGATTTCCTGCTCAATGCGCTCGCGGTCCGCGTCGGTTGCTTTGCGCTCAAGCCAGGGGGCGGGGCGGCCGCGCCGGTCGAGGATGTCAAACTCGCACTCGGTGTAGCCGTAGTAATCCATGTCGCTGTCGCAGGTGTGCGAGCTGCCCCGGTGCGGGGTCTGGCGAAAGAAATGCGTCACCTTGGCGATGCAAGGAATGCCAGCGACGCGTGTCTCGATTTCCATGTGTGAATCTCCTGTGTGAAATGCGGCCCCAAGAAACGGGGCCAGGGCCTGCTGCATGATTGGGTGAAGGTTGCTCATAAAAAACCCCGTTTGTGTTGCGGTAAATGCATCTTGCCATCGAAAAACATGGGCTGCAAGGGGTTTGCGTGGGTTTCCTTGAGATATTTTCGATTAAGTGTTGCTTTTTACGCTACACTCCCCGGCATGATCGCAGAAACCAAAGACCCATCCCTGGAAACGCACCTGGAAACCCCAGCCGACAAGTGCATCACCGCCTTCGGTGGCGTGCGTGCGCTTGCCCGCGCCCTGGAGCGAAACCCCAGCTCTGTGGTGCGCTGGCGCAAACCCAAGGACGAGGGCGGCAGCAACGGCGCTGTGCCGTCCGCGCTGCAAGG